CCCCTGCATAAAAAACATTTGATCCAGTTCGATAATTATTTTCTAATCCAACACCACCTGCACCACCCGGTGTAGTTCCAGGTTGTCTCCTTGGAGGAGGAGTCCCATCACCACCTTCTGCTCCTGCACCACCACCTCCACCCATTGAGGCACCTTCTCCTGAACGTGCTCCATTTCCACCATCATTTCCTTGTCCCGCAGTACCTTCACCAACAGTACCGTCTAAACCTCCCATACCAGAACCACCGTGCATATTTGCCCCAAATGCACTTCCACCTCCACCACCAACAGCATTGGTAGTTATAGAATTACTACTTGAATCAACTATACTAGAATTAGTACCACTACCGTCTGGATGTGCGTTACCTCCAGCACCAATTGTTACAGTAAAAGCACCTTTAGCTACAGTAACACCATTTTGTACAACCATGCCACCTGCACCAGCACCATAATTAGTAGAAACATTAGGATTACCACCACCACCTGCAACAACTAAACAATCAATTTGTCCTTCACCACTTGTTACTGTAAAAGTTCCAGTACTCAAAAAAGTATGTACTTTAGTATTACCTACTGTTGTCTCTGTACCACCCTCACATTTAAAGGGTGCTTTTCTTCTTCCTATTTGATGGGGTGCATATAAAAAAGGCATAATATATTTTCTCCCTATGCTTTACATCTTAATGTGAAACGTAATCCTTCTCCGGCTTCTGTTGAACCTTTTTGTGTTATTTTAAAAGTAATTCTATCACCAGCAGCAAATGATGTTACTGAAAGAACACCGGCAGTTGCTGTATTTGAAGCAATGGCAAATGTTGGTTTCGTAGAATAAATAGTTGTTCCATTTTTTAATATATCTACAATGGCAGTTGCACCTGTTGCTGGAGTATCTATAAAACCATTCTCACCAAGAAATGTTCCTGCTCGTGCCATAACTAATTCACCATACGTTGCAACAGTAATATCTTCTTTTACCATGTCTGCATCATATCCAGCATTGAAAGCAACATCATATGGTAAGTTTAGTAGACCAGAACCATCTGTACTCCATGCGTTATCACCTCTTAAAAAAGTTGATGAAGAAGCAGTACCTGTTGCACTTAATTCTGCTACTCCAACTGCATCATCTGCCATCTTGGAATCCGTAATTGCATTATCAGCAATCTTTGCTGTCGTAATATTTGAATTTAATATTTTTATTGTTGTTACTGAATCACTTGCTAGTTTTGCTGCTGTTACGTTTGCGTCTGTAAGTTTTGTTGTCGTTACTGCATTAGTTGCCAACTCTGTACTAGTAACAGCACTTGCAACTATTTGTGCATTGGATGTAGTACCAGATAAATCACCACCAACTGTAATAGCACCAGTACTAGCGAAGGATAATGTACCAGAACCATTTGTGGTAAGAACTTGACCATTTGTTCCATCTGTAACATTTAATTCTGTAATACCAACCTTGTTAGAACCAATTTGTGCATTTGATACAGTACCCGTTAAATCTCCACCAACTGCTGCTGATGCAACATCAACTGTACGGAAAGTAACATTACCAGAACCATCGGTAGTTAATACCTGTCCGTCAGACCCATCCGATGTTTTTAATTCAGTAATTCCAATTAAATTTACTAAACTAACATTACTTAAATCTTTTCTTGCAAGTTCATGTCCACCTGCGGTTGTGCCATCATGTATGACCAGCGTATGTTTAGTGGTATTATGCGTTATTTCTCCAACCGCTCCTGTAAATGCAGAATGTTCTGCTGTGGTACCTCTTCGTCTTTGAACTAGTTTAGCCATTTTGTTTTCCTATCATATTTTTATTTGTTCCAATAACTCTTAGGACATTTAGATTTGTTAAACAATGTTTTTGCTGGCATGTAACATTTACAAACATTACATAATCTTAAAATTTTTATAAACTCTGAACAACCTTCACAAATTTCATATCGTTCTTCTTGAATTTCTTTTTCTATATAACCACTTGTAACAGCGGTGTATGTTTCTTTTAACATTCCAATAGATTCATCACGAATCTGTTGCCATGTCATTTTCTTTTCACGTTCTGCTTGTGTTTCCATATTTACCATTTCTGTGGCAAGTCATTAAATGGATAATCATCATCCTCGTATTTTGGTATGCTTGGGTTATGATATTTGTGATTTGGATTATGATATGCCAAGTCCCATCCGTCGTGTCTATCAAACCATGTGCCATACTCCTGATAATGTTCTTCATCCCAAACAAATCTTTGTGGGCCTCCAACCAAACCTTGTGGATATGGAATAGGAGGTTCCCATCTCATGGTAGTTTCGTTTAATACAAAACTTGCATATGGTTTTGGAGGAATAAAAGCATCTTTTTCTCTATCGTATGCAAAACCAACACCAGCATAATTATATCTTAAATGTGGTTGACCATCTTCTAATCCAGTTTCTCCATCAAAATGTTTTCCACCTTTTGAATTATAAGAAGTTTGTATCCATTCGCCACCATCATTCAAACCATCATCATACTGGTCTATAAATTCTTGTTCTGCTTTTATAACTTCAACAACTTTATCATTTACAACTTTTGCAAAATGTGCCATTAATAACTCCTATAAATTTAATGGTGCGCGAATAACAACTATTCCACTTCCACCATTGCCACCTGCAGAACCACTTCCTGTACCATGACCACCGCCACCACTATTAACATCACCACTCGCACCAGCAGTAGTTGAATGAGGATCACCACCTCCGCCATTTCCTCCAGCAGATTCTCCACCATTACCACTTACATTACCACCGCCACCTCCACCACCTCCAGCATAAAAGACAGCAGTATTTGCTCTAAACGTACTTGATAGACCATCACCACCCGGACCCGAACCACCACCGGTTACACCTCCACAATCACCACAACCACCAAACCCAGGTGCGCTGCTGCCAGGTTCACCAGCACCACCTCCACCTCCTCCACCAGAGGCAGCACCCAAACTAGCACCATTACCACCAGCATTTCCTTGTCCCGTTGTGCCAGGTCCACCTGCAGAACCAGAACCAGAATGTCCACCACCAGCACCAGAACCACCTTCACCTCTTGATCCTCCTGCAGGTGTAGTATGAATATGACCTCCACCTATAGCAGTTGTTGCACCAGCAAGATTTGAAGTAGAACTACCCCCAACATGAATCGTATTATTAACACCACCTGTCGTTCCACCAGCACCAACTACAACATTTACAATGCCAGGAGAAATTGTAATATTTGATTGTTCAACAAAACCACCTGCACCACCTGCACCAGCAGAACCACCTCCACCTCCTCCGGCGACAGTTAATATGTCTACTGATATGTCAACACTACCACGATATTCAAAAGTTCCAGAACTCAAAAAAGTATGAATTTTAAAACTGCCATAAGAGGTTTCAGTTCCACCAATAGTTGCAGGTTCTAATAATCCTACAGTTCCAGTATGTCTCCCTGTATTGATAAATGCCATATTTATACCTTACACTTTAACATAAATCTTAAACCTTGACCAGCAGTAGATGATCCTATTTGTACAACTTTAAAAGTTATTCTATCACCAGAAACAAATGATGTTGTTGAACGAGTACCCGCAGTCAAAGCAGTTGCCCCAGCAGCAAATTGTGGTTTAGTTGAATAAATAGAAGAACCATTTTTTAGAATATCAACTATAGCAGTTGAACCAGCAGTAACAGTATCTATATAACCAGTTTCTCCTTCAAATGTTCCTGTTCTTGCCATTACCATTTCACCATAAGTTTGTACTATAATATTTTCTTTTACAGTAACATTATCATAACCTGCAATAAAAGATATATCATATGCAGTTGTACCCCAAGTTGGACTTGCACCAGCACCACCCGATAGCAAGACTTGTCCTGCTGAACCAGGAGCAAACCTTATCCAATCTGTTCCATTATAGTACATAAGATCACCATGAGCATCTGAACCCAATGCGATCTTTGTCCCATCAATAGAATTAACAGGTATTTTTGCAGATGTTATTGCATTATCAACAATCTTGACAGTTGTTACTGCGTTGGTTGCTATTTTTGCCTCCGTTACTGCTGCGGTATCTATTTTGGCAGTAGTAACGGATGTTCCTGCTAATTGTGTAGTATCAACTGCATTACTTGCTATTTTAGCAGTAGTAATATTTGCATCTACAATATGTGCTGTCGTTACAGAAGTATTTGCCAATTCCGTTCCAGTTACAACATTTGCATTTAACTGTGCATTGGAAACAGTACCCGATAAATCACCACCCATTGCTAGAGATGGAATTACAGGTTGACTAGTAAAGGAAAGAGTACCGGAACCATTGGTCATTAATACCTGTCCGTTCGTTCCATCACTAAGTGCAAGTTGTGTAATACCAACTGTATTAGCAACATTAGTCATATCTGCTTTTGCAAGTGGTACTCCTGTAACTGTGCTACCATCATGTACCCGCAATGTTTTATCAGTAAGATCAACCGTTATTTCTCCAACATCCCCAGTAAATGCAGAATGCTGTGCTGTGGTACCTCTTCGTCTTTGTACAATTTTAGCCATTTTGTTTTCCTAATAGTTGTCCAATCATTTCTTTTAATTCAGCAATATCTTTCTTCATATTATTTATATCGTTTTTTTCATCTTCGCGTCTTTGCTTCTCTATCTTATATTGCTCTAAGGCATTAGTATTTGTATTAAGAACAGCCTTAGAATCTAAATCACGAATATACTTTGTCTCTTTTATCTTTACAGTTTCCATACTATGCCAATGCTATAACTCTTAAATCTTTTATTAAAGGAACTTTAGTAGTTGTACTAGAGTTCATTACAATTTTAATTGCAAATGTTTTAAAAGTATCATAAGCAACACTACTTACAGTATATGAAGTGGTAGCAGTACTTGGATTAAATTCTAATTCCATGTATTCATCATCATCATCTGTTTTAGAAATACTATTAATTTCTTGTGAACCTTCAGTCATTAATACCCAAGATTTATTATCAAACGTATCAGGATCAAATTGTGATAATACTTTATAATAAACTTTTATAGAAGTACCAGCTTGTCTATTAGCAACTATATGTACATTTAAATCTTGTGCATCAAAACCATCTTTCAAATTAACTCGCCTTGTGATATATCTTGCTGTTGCATTACCACCAGCAGTATTTGTTTCATCAGTTGACAAATTATTAATAACATTTTCAATAGTGATAACACTATTTCTATTACTATCAATTACTGGGCTAATGTGTTTACTTGTAGAACTAAACTGTGCTCGTGAATCATAACTACCAGCAATAGTAGTAATTTTTTTCTGTGTATCAAGTAAAAAATTAACATTTTGTAAAACAGACGTATATGTAGTATCAAGAATACCAGTAGTATTACCTGTCATTTTCACACCCCATGATATATTAGTGTTATTTAATCTAACCTCAGTAGGAATAATTTGAATAATATCTGCCTTAACATCCGCAGAAGATGTACCATCTTTGAAAATAGCATTAGCAGTTTGTCCAGTAGTAAATTCTGCTTTATGTATTCTAAATGTTAAATCTTGATTTTGGTCTGGACTCCATGTTGAAGCATTTTGTGATTTAAAAAATACACCTGCATATGGTTGTTCAGAAACTTTTCTAGTTGTTCCAATAATATTTTCACCCATCTCTGCTATCCATGCTTCATACTTCAAACTATTACTTAATACAACAATAGAATATTCACCCGGTGCCATATAAACTAATGATGGAAATGTAAAAGTAGTTGCTTCTGAGGCATCTTCACTAATATTAACATTATCAGGAAACATTGCGACATCAGAAAATGGTAAAATCGTTTTTGAAGGATAACCATTCAAGGTATCTCTAATCTGTAATGTTACTGGTAATCCATCCGTATCTTTTGTTTTAAAATATAAATCAACTGCGGACATAAATATACCATCTGGATATAATACAGGATCAACTAAAAATGTTTGTGCCAGAGGATCAATAAATCCAACTGTTCTTGTTCTTTCAAAGATTTCTCTTGTTGTTCTAAAATCTGTTGCACTACCCATAGCAAATTGTTGTACTCTAGGAACTCTTGAAGATACTACAACATTTTCTCTGGTCTGTAATAATCCCTGTGCTTGGTAAATAACTTCCGCATAAGTTCCAGCAGTTACCAAATCAGCAGTTGAATTATCCACTAATAAAAATTGTCTTTCACCAGTTCTGAATCTCAACGCATCAGAATTAGGAATGGTAAATTCTAAATCAGAAATTGAACCAGCATCATCTGAATAAATTGGATCACCAAGACTTCCAGGTGTTTCAGCAGTTGCATTTGGTTTACAATTTGCTGAAACATTTTCACCATCAAAGAAAGCATAAATTAGTGTATTAGGTTTCATACCTGTTACAGATACTTTAATTGTTCTACTACGAATAAAAGGTATAATAGAAACATCAACTACTCTATCACCAATACTATTCCTTACTGTATCAACACCAGTAATCTCATTACGAATACCTGTGCGGGTTTGTGTTATTTCACGTTCAACTGTTTCTCTTGCAAGAATAGCTCTTCCAGATGTACCAGCACCCTCTGATGCTAATACTGTCTCTCTACCTGTATTAATTGTTTGCCAATCATTAAACTGTGTACCAAATGCTAATCCTACTAGACTCTCCCAAGCATCATTTTCTCCTTGTAAGTTTACAACAACCTCTGGAGCCGTTGTAGTATCAATCCAATTATCACTTGGTGGGTCTAGTTCTACTGAACCTACCCAGGCTAATACTGCAAACGGATTAACATTAACTGCTTTACTTGCAACAGTTTGAGTAATAAATGGTATTGTAGTATATGGTAAAGTAATACAATCACCAGTTTGTTGCACACCAACAGAATTGGCTAGATCAAAAATAACGTCTGTATTATTAGAAGTAAAACTCGGACGTAAAATCTTTTCATCAAAGTCAATAGCACATTTATAATCTTCACTACGAACATTACCAACACTATGCCCATTAAAAGCATCTACAAGAATACCATTTTTAAATCTATCTAAACCTGCGGCATCTTTAATAACTAATTCTTCTGCTTCTTTTTCAAGTAATGAAAGACTAGTATAATATTCTAAATTACTAATACGTTTTTCAAGTTTACCAATATCTCTCATAGTGTATCTTTTATTTTCAATATACTTTGATGTAACATCACTTGGTTTGAATGTATAAGCAGGAATTTCGATTGTATACAAATCCATTGTTCCATCAAGTCTTTGTGGTTTCATACTCCTTAAAGACGAAATACCAGTATTAGAACCAAATTTCTTTTCTCTACTTAAATAAATTGTATCTACTCTTGGAAGATAATAACTATAATCAGCTTGCCAGTTTGTATTTGGTACAGGTAGTTCAATATTAGCAATGGTGGCTGCACCATCAGTTCTTCGAGGTCTATAATCAATACAATCTCTTAATTCAACGAATGTACCCGTTGTAGGACTAGTATAACTTGGTACATTATCAAAACCAACTGCTGAAGTATAAGAGTCAACAGAAAGATAACCAACACCAGTATGCACAAAGAAATCAAAGACAACAGTAATTCTTCCTCCGGGTGCTGTTTGTCCTGCTTTCAATTTGATGGAACCGTGATCGTAAAAATTATCACGTTGACCGGTATCCAATTCATATTTGGAAGTCATATTAGTATCACCAGCAGTAACGGCAGATACAGCTTTAGTAAATCCTGAAGTTGCTCCTGTAACATTTTCTGCAACAAAAGTTCCTGAGATAGGAATATAGGTAACACTAGTAGAACCTGCTGTACCAGAAATAACTGTACCAGTAGCACCTGATGTTAAACCAGTAATTGTTTCACCGACTGCTAAATCTTCGGAAGTACTACCAACTGTTAATGTAGGAAGTACAGGATCAGTACTTGTATTTGCAGAACCGTATACTGCATGAAGTTTATATACATCTGATTTATTCAATGAGTCGGAAGATAATACAGTAGTGTTTGGTGCATTGATGGTTAAAGTCTCATTCTTTGAAAGAGTTTTTGTTTTTTCAAATTTTTGGTCAATATTCATTTCTGCAATAATATCTGCTGAAAAATTATTAGAAGTACCATCATTCAATGTTACTGTGGTGTTAGAAGGACCATTCACCACGATTGATTGTCCTGAACCATTAAAAGAAATAATGTCACCAACGGAGTATGATCCACCGGCAACTGTACAAGTGGCAAGATAAAATTTACTTTTATTTGCATCACTTGTATCTGTATTGTCACCTTTAAATGTTTCAGTTGAACCACCACTTGTAAGAGTAGCAGCACCTGATGAAAACGAAACATTTGCAAAAACTCTTTTAATCGTATACTGTGTATCACAAACACTATTTTCATCTCGAATGGTTTTTACAACATCCTGTGAAAGTTTAAATATTAAACTATTATTTTGTGTTTCTAAAAGTTTTGCATCACCACTTGCACCACCACCAACTTTACCAAGGTTATCAATATTTGCTTTTGCATTAACTGTAACTGTACCTGACAACGGATCTTCTGGAATAACAACAGATTCAATATCTTTAAATGTTTTAGTCGTACTTGTTATTTTAACATCATACAAATACATATCATGTATCATACTTGTAGTATCACCAGACCTATGAACAAGATTTCTTACTTTAGCTGTTCCGACCTTAGTACTTGCGTAAGTGGTAGGATTGGTCAAGGTTAAACTTGCATGAGCAGTATCATGTAAATCAACTGTTGCATGAGTTGTTATATTAAATAAACCTTTTAAATCTTTGACTATAATATAATTACCATACTGCATTAAACGATCAAAGTTATTTACTTGTGCAGTTTCTCTTGCTCTATCTACTGTAACGTCTGTTGAAATAAGTGTCTCATATTCTATACCTTCGATATAGGCTTTACCCGGATCTAAACGTACAATCATTTTTGCACTATCACTTGCATGATCTTTTAACTGAATATTGAATGCTCTTACAGTATAACTACCAGACTCATCATAAGTTCTTCTTGCAAAAGTATTTTCTAAAACAGAATAAACAGGAATATTAATATCTATTTCTTTTTTTCCTTGGTTCATTCTTAACAATTCAAAGAAGTCTGTATCGTCAGTTGAAGTAAGAGTTTTCTTAGAAAGGGTTATTGCAAGTTTTAATCTGTCTGCACCAGGTGCTGCAAAGTTTGTTGCACCTGTTGCGTTGTCCAAAAGAGTAGTATCATCACCTGAATTTATAAGTGTTTCAGCAACTGCTATACCAATTTTATATGATGGTAAATTTCTATACTTATCCAATATTAATGTCTGTGCTGCTACTTTAATAAAATTACCTTTAATATAAAATACACCCTCGTCTATAGAAATAGAACTACCTTTACCAACAGCAGTTGCCAAAGTACTAGTTGCTGTTGCAGTTACACCACCAGCAGGTGCTGCACCAATAGTAACAGCAGGTGCTTCTGTATAACCTGTACCTTGTTCAACTAAAGTTATTGCAGTAACCACACCATTAGTAATTGTTGCAGTAGCAGTTGCAGTTGTTCCACCACTAGGTGCGGCAGCAATAGTAACAACAGGTGCTGTCGTATATCCAGAACCACCCGATGTTATATTAATTGTGTGAAGATTAATTGGTGTTGCATCAACTACATCAGCAGATATAGATAAATCAGATGCAAATATTCTTTCACCCGCAAGAAAAGATGCCTTCGTATTTAATGTTGCAGTTGCAGCTGCTCCACTTCCTCCTCCACCAGAAAATGAAATCGTAGGTGTAGAAGTATATCCAGTTCCTTTAGTAGTAACATCAATAGCAATTACTTTACCACCACTAACAACAGCAGTTGCAGCTGCATCACTTCCTCCACCACCAGAAATTAAAACAAGGGGTGCTGTTGAATAACCAGTACCACCGGTGGTTACTGAAACCCCTTGAACACTTTTGGTAACAGATTCTCCTGAAATATATTTTACATAAATTGTGTTAGGATCACCAGTAGTAGAATCAACTGCACTAGTATTCAACACTAATGCTTTAGTTCCAGATTGAGATCCTACTACTGTCTTACTAACAAAGTTTCCAACAGTAATATCGACACTATTATATTGTGTTTTCAACTTAACATATTCATAATCCAAATTCAGATGGAGATCACCACCAGTTACTTTACTACCATTTTGAAATACATGATCTCCGAATTTTTTTAATTGATCTCTAAGAATAGATTGTTGAGTAGTCAGTTCTCTAGCCTGTACAGGCAAAGATGGTTTGTACATAACTTGATGAAAGTTTTTATTTTCATCAAAATCATCAAAGTATGGACTTTGGTTTGTATTTAATGTAATATTATTAGACATAATTACCTTTTTATTTTTTAATTATTTATAGACTAAAATTCAACAACTAATTTAATATCCTCAGTTGAATCAGCTGAACGATTTATAGGTGCTCTAAATTCTGTATAAATTATTGTCCCAATATCTGCTGTAAGTTCTGAAAGTTTATATGTAGTACTTGTTGCAGCTGCACCACCAGATTCTTTTGGATTCAATAGTAAAAGTACTTTTCTAAAATCGTCGCCAACGGGAAAATCACTACTACCATCAGCACCAATTAATCTTGCGTTCATCATTACATATCCACCACCTAATTCTGCTACAGCATCTTTTCCATGACCACCTTGAGGACCGATCTTAGGAACTAAAGTACATCCTGTTCCTTCACCACTTGTAATAGTTGCAGTTCCTGAACGATATAAAGTTCCTACTGCCACCATAGATATTTTTGTGATAACACCACCTGTTATACCAGATACTCTTGCAATTGCACCAGAACCTTCAGAGGTTGCTATCGTTACAGCAGGCATTACCTCGTATGCACTTCCGTTTGTAGGTGTAGTTGTCCATGCTGATACAGTAGCAGTTCTTGTCGAACCAACATAATCTGTAATAGTTTTTAATTCTCCAGCACCAGGACCACTTGTAATATAAACAGTCATGTTATTATAAAAATCATTTGTAGCACTTGCACCAGTAGCTAAAACAATAGTCGTAGAAGTACTACCTGCTTGTGCCGTACCTACATTAGTCCTATAAGCAGAACCACCAGCCGTTACGTCAATATGATCCAAAGCACCATCTACAGCACCTTGCTGAACATCCCATTGTTCTGTACCATCATCTGCTGTTAAAGTTTGTGCTGGAATCCAATCTGTTGTAACATATTTCAAAACATCTGCTTGCTGAACTTCAAACATAAATTTCCAACGATAATTATCTGAGGTTTCAATAATTGAAGTCGAAACACCAGTTGGCTTAACTGTGGAAGCTGCACCGTTGTTATTATGAATACATTTATATACACGATATTCTTCTGTGAAAACAAAGAAACTTTGATCTATAATATCATCTTGCAAATGATCGTATTCAACGTAAACTGTACCGGTAGTCCAATCGACTCTTTTAATAACGTGAGATACACTTGTATTGGGTATTTTTTTTATTGCGATCAAATCATTAAAATGTGTATATGTACCTTGCGTGGTATCAATCGGAATAGGAATAACAGAATCACTAGGACTTGTTTCCGTATATTCAGAAAGACTTGCTCCACTCCAAGGAGAAGCTTTTCCAATAGCAAGATATATATGCGTACCACTTTCGCTGAATCTTGCGATGAAACCATCTGCCTGAAATTTTCTAAAACTATTGTTGATTATAGCACTCATGTTGTAATTCCTTTAAGGTTGTTTTATACTTATTATATTTATAATACTTTTTTGAAAAAAATTAATTTAATAAGGCCCAGGAGGTGGCAACGCTACATTTCTTGCACCATTATTTTCATGCCCAGTTTTATATTGCGTAATCATAGTATTCATAGTTCGTCTATCTTTCAAACCATAAAATATTGTATAATATTGCGGTTGTAAATCTTTAAATTCTTCGATAGTTCTTCTACCTGTAGTTCTATTAATAACTACTGAAGCAGTCGCACCACTTCCTCCTCCACCAGATATTGTCACCGAAGGAAAAGTAGTGTAACCAGTTCCCTCATTCGTGACTGTTATGCTGGTAACCTTCCCTGCTGTCAACGTGGCAGTTGCAGCTGCACCACTTCCTCCTCCACCAGATATTGCTACAGTAGGTGCGGAAGAATATCCACTTCCTTGGTCATAAACAACTATTGCATCAATTGTTGCCGACTGGGATAATTGTTGACTAAATCCACCCTGTTGACTAAACTTTTGTCTTTGAAAAGTTCTACGAATGGGTCCTAATCTTAATTGTGTAATAGCATAAATATCATCCAATACATTACCAAAATCTATTGTTTCAGTTCCTGCTTCTGTAACCAAACCATCATCATCATATCTTGTTGGAGTTGTGACCGTCAATAAATAATCATCCCAGCCACCAGAAATTCTTAGTGTTTCAATACCCAAATCTTTTTCATAAATTTGACATTTAGTAGCAGCCATGTAAAATGTTGATTGAGTAATAAATTGGTAATCCTCTGAAAGTAATGGGTCAATAGTATCAGTAATTAAACCAAAATTTTCTGCTGTTCTATCTGCAACAGCAAAATTATTATTATTTAAATTATAATCGTCACCCGCACTATCCACTCTGATGTTTTGAAATTCATCACAAGTAGTAATTTTCATGTTCAAAGTAAATGCTGGTGCAATAGTACCATCATGGAATATGATAGTATATTCTTTTGGTTTTAGTGCTGAAGGAGCAAAATTGGTAATAGACAATGCCATATCAATATTTGAAATAATTTGATACTTACCAAACAATGCTAATCCGGCAGGATGTACAACTCGTTTAACAATATCTCTCCATTTGTCAATTGTATTTCCAGCACCAATTTCATAAGAAAATAATTGATAATAAAAACTATCTTGTATGTATTTATCAGAACTTATAAATCCATCAGTACCTGAAAACTTTCTTCCCATAAATTCATCTTCATAAACACCAACCGTAACTGTTGCGGTTGCTGTCCCATCACCTTGCCCTGTAAAATTTAAAGTCGGTGCAGGACTATATGCAAAACCATGTCTCACAATAGACAATTTTTTAATACCACCTATCGTAGTACCAGATGTAGGAAAAGTTATTACTGCACCTGTTCCTGACCCACCACCTATTACAGTCGGAACATACATATATCCACTTCCTGCATTTTCAATTTCCACACTAATAATTGTACCATTCGCATCAACATTATTTACAAGAACACTTGCTGTTCTTCCATCTATTTCAATTTTGTTTGTATTATCTAATGTTAATTTATCTCCAACCACATATCCTGTTCCACCATTAGTGATAGTTACATTCTTAATAGAACCAGTTGACAACTCTCCTATTCTAATTGAACCACCTGCACCTCCTCCACCACCAACTAAAGGAATTGCCGAATCAAGTGTATAACCAGAACCAGACTTAGTTATAGTTGTTCCAGTAATCATACTATCTAAAGCATAAAGATATGTTCCGTCTGTAATGGTTTCACCACTTACATATTCTCCAACCACGTTGGAAAGATAAATTGTTGATACAACAAAACTACCTATATTTTCATTTATTATGGATTCAACAAGTGCTGTTGCACCTGATACCGAACCTGTGACAATTGTTCCAGAAAGATCAAATACACTATTACAACAACTGGTATCAATAACTCTTATGACTCGACTTTGCCCGTAATCACCATCGGAAGTACGAAGCATATCTTTCCCAGGATAATAAAATGATATTTCATCTTTATATAATAATCTAAAAAGAAATTGAAAAGATTTTTCACTACCTTTGGAACGATAAAAATCTCTTAGATGTTTCAGAACAAATGGTTTGTTTGCATTTGCAAAAACAGCCTCTGGTATATCTTCAGCAAATTGTTTTTTAAAATAATTTAAAAAATCATTAGTGGTCTTATCTAGATTAACATAGTTATCCAGATTACCTATAATCTCATAAGGTTTACCAGTTTGTTCCATATATTCATAATAGGCTTCAAGAAATGCAACAAAGGTTTCATGGTCTTGTTTCACAAATTGTGGAAGTTGACCTTCTACCTTTACACTTATCCTATCATGTAAAGCAGGATGTATTGGTTGATTTGGATTTACAGTTCCCATATTAGATTATTGTCTCTGCTACCATGTTAATAGTAATTGCCGTTGTGTCTGTCGAATCGTATGTTAAAATTTGTTCTCTCAATGGTGTAATATCACTATTATTAATCTCAGGTGTAACATTGAATCTTATATCACCAGTACCATCAGAAATTGTTACAGGTTGTAAATTAGTTAATACAACCTTTCCTGTTGTATAATCAACTGTACCCTGATCGGTTGAACCATCCGTCTGTATCAAATATAATTTTGGACTGTCAACAACACCACTAGTAGTTCTTGCTGCTTTAATTATTCCTAAGGAATCGTCAACCAAAGAATATGTATTGCCATCAGTACCAACAAATGATGTAGAACTAACAGTACCTTTTTCTAATGCGTTACTAAAATTCAAAGTGTAATTTGCTGCCAGGTTCAATGTTGTAGGAGTTATTCTTTGTTGATACTTAATAGTAGTTTTATTATTTCTAATAGCATCGGATGTATTATCAATATCCTGAACTAATTTTGAATAACGAAATTTCTGGTCAAACTTTTTTAAATTATTTGTAATATAATTTGTTATGGAAGTATTAATATTTGTTTTCAAAGTTGCTTCAGTTGTCAAGTTTGTAACAGGATCATAATTAACTGTACTCTCTATAATAAGATAATAAAAAATAGGATCAACAATTTCAGGAGTCACGGTCACAACATTTACTTTTTTCAATATATCATTTTTAATAGAATTTTTTGCATTAACACTAAAAGTATTATTACCCGTTGGTTTAACAGCAACAAAAACTTTTCCATACTGAACAGGATCTGCATCCTCACCACCATAGACTGTGATAGATTCTATATCAGACCTTTGTTCCAATATTACTGCTTTGTAATCATTTTTAGTTGTAGCTCTTTTCTGTGCTTGATAAAGTTTAGGTGCTTGAAATTGTATAGAACTAGCAGTTTGTAGATCAGCACCACCAGTTGCATTTGTATTAGTAGTCAAATCAAAACCTGGTGTTCCGGAACCAATACTCAAGCCTGCAACAGTTGCTACTGGTGTAAAAGAAGATGCTTTATTAGCAAGTGTACCATTACTAACAATGTATTCAATAAAAACAATATTGCCAGTTGATAGTTGTTTGCCTACTGTACCATCACCAAATGTAATCTCATATTTTTGATCTTCTATCTCTTGTAAAAAATAAACTCTATCAGTTCCCTTGATCGTAGTTACATCAACGGCATCACCGTTTGTGTATGTAAACACTTCTGAATCACCAGATGCCTTTTGAACTTTAACTGTAATAGTTGACGTATCTATATTTACATTTGGAATAATAAATCGTTGAGTACTATCATCAACTACTGTATATGCTTTATTTAAAATTTTTCCTTCAGTAACTTCTACGGCAAGTGCAATATATGTTCCAAGGACTGATCTTGGAACTGAGGTTGCAGCGTTAGTTACAAAAGTATATGCAATACCATTTATAGTTGAAGTGAACTGGGTGCCTTTTGCAATCGTTAAAGTGGTAGGAGTGCCAGAAGGTCTAAAAGTAAAATTTAATTTTGCCTTTGATGCTCTCCTAGAAGTGGGCATGACGTTGAGATGTTTTGCATGAGATATAATTGATTCTCTCAAAGATGAAGAATCCAAAAACATTTCATTACCAAGCATATTTGCATAGTACCCAATATAATGAGTATTGTATGCAAGAAGGTCAATTAGAACAGACATACCACTACCTTCAAAATCGTAATCTGCAAATTGTGATTGTGCCTTAAGGAATGTTTTTAAATTTGTCTTGATGGTGTCAAACTCTAAATCGGTGATTGCTAACTTATCGGATGTTGGCATTATCTAAGCCTCTCTAAAAATAATTCTATGGTTACTGGTTCCGGATCGTTTATAACTTTAAAATTGATTGTCACATCAAAACCATTTCTATCTAAATCACCACCCACAATAATGTCTAAAACTTCTGCCCGGGTTTCAAAATTTGAGATGGCAGTCCTAACTGCACTCTCAACATCATATTTAGTATGCGGTGTTGAAAGTTCAAACAAATGTCTTGTAACCCCACCGTCTAATTCTGGCTGGAAAGGACGCTCATAACGATTGGTAAGAATCAGATTTCTTATTGACCTCTTGACTGCCTCAACATCATTCTTGGTTACTATATCTTTGGTAACAGGATGGGCCTTAAAGTCTAGATCAAGGTCACTCCATCTGCGGGTATTTGTGCTTAAACCTTTTGAAAAAATAGTTGCCATTGTTTGATCTTTTTCCTTGTATTGATATTTTTTTTATGTTACTATTTATATGTGGGTAGGTTCAATTATTACTTACCTTGTCCTCTATATCGTTTCCAATTTCTTTTCTTGTGTTTATTCTTTGGTCTGCTTCTTGTTGAATGAGCTCCAATAGAAGTAACTTTCTTTACTCTATTGCTTTTCCTTGTAGTTTCTTTTACTTTAATCATATTAAATCCTCTGAATATTTATAACTTCAATCCCTAAAATGTCGAAAGATTTGGATAATCTTTTAAATCAATATGGTTAATACCGAACCTTCTTCTAATGTCTGAAACATCCTCTTCAATATCAAAAATTTCTAAGTGTATATTTCGTTTGCGTCTTGTTAATCCATAAGAATACCCACGATTATATTCTTTTATCTCTGCATCACCAAATCTATATCCGGAAGGATATAACATTCTTGCACAAAGTAAAAATAACCATTTAACAAGACTGTTGGTATATTCACTATTCCCCATAGTGAATCCTATAACCAATGCTTCATCTTTAACATCCATACCCCTACCGAGTAAGATATGAATAATGTCATGGTTATATAAATCAATTGCACCTGTTAAACTAAATGGTGATTTCGGATTTTCAATTAACCACACAAACCAATGTATAGATGATGGTTCCTTATATGTATCAAATCTTTTAAAAGTTTCGATAGCATCTTTTAGCATAGTCATTAGTAAACATTTAGCCTCCTGTTAATAAACAAATACTCCTTTCGGTTTATCAGGATCAACGTCAACATGAATAAATTCTTTATGAACACCGACTCGTAAAAAATATTTAAGAAAGATACTAAGCATCTTATGTCGTTCTTCCATACCAATACAACCAACATCGGCTGCAAGACATTTAATATGAGAAGAAGTATCTCTACTACCTATGGAACGATTATGATGTAAGCAACGAATACCGCTATTGATTCTCATCGGTCTGGCATATTCTATTCTTGCTTGTTCTAATTTTTGAACAAGTATCATATTGATTGGCCCAGTATCACAACCGCATCTACAATCAAATTCTTTCTTGGAAAAATGCTCAGTTAATTTTCCTTTTGGTAACAAAGTTTTTTCTCCATCCATATTGTATATAAAAGCGTTTGGCATTTTATCGTTTTGATTTTTGAGCAGCAGTTTTAAGTGCAAGTTCAGGACGTTTATCTGTAAATGTTTTTTTAACTTTTCTTTTATTGATTACAGTAATTTCAAATCCTTTACTTGTGATATTAAACTCATCAATCTCCCAACCTTTCTTTTTTAATTCTTTAACATACTTCTCGTCAGGAGGATCAAGAAATCCATTTTTAACTGCACTCTTAAAATTGAATGCTTCTTCCAGACTTTCAACTTTAATCCATTTCATTTTTTTGCCCGTCCCACGCATTGCTTTTTCCAATTCTTTTTCATCTTTAAATTTGGAAAATTCTCCATGTTCAGCACTATATGCAAGGACTTCTTTACCTTTCAGTTTTTCTTTTTTCTTATATCCGGTCTTTTTAAGATCACGATTTTTAATATCTTTCCAAGACATCATACCTTCAGTAAAGTCTTTATATGTTTTCATAGTTTCTTCCTTTTTATTTTTGAAATACTGAATCCTTCTTTCTTCCTTCTCAACCCACTCCTCACTTGGTTTGCCAACACCCTTATAATACACTAATGGTTTACCTTTAGACTTAGAAACAATTGCCCACTTCCCGTCTACTTTCTTTAACATTATGTCGGTCTCCATTCAGATAATAAAAATTTCTGTGCTGGATTAACTGACACCTTTAAAATTTCCAACAAGTTTCTATTTACAAGTAATTCACTATTACCTTCTAAGTCAAGGGCAATAGGAATATTTAAATATGTTTTATTATTAAACTCTATATCTACTAAAATAACAGGACGATTAGATGTCCTTTCTGAATCAGATGTTCTTGGTTGACTCCATGCTTCTAACTTATGTACATATTTTTTTCCTTTTAATTCCCACATAACTTTATTGCCTTCAACTTTTATCTTATCAACTATTTTCATTGAAGCCTTAGTTCCACTACCTGTATCAAACTTTGCAATAAAAGTTCCACATCCTTTAATAGTTACTTGTTCTAAAAAACCACATTCTTTAAACCCAGTCAAGTTTCTATTTGATGGGTATCGTAAAAAATTAATTATCGTCTTATATATATCATCCGTAGTTCCAACATCTTTTAAATTTTTCTGAGGTACTTTTGTTATATCGTAGTTATGATAATTAGATGTAATACCAGGTGATGCGTTACATTCTAAAATATATATTTTACCATCAACAATACAATGATCGACACCAACCAAAGAACCACCCAGAGTTCTTGCAACCATTTTTACAATTTTTTGTTCTCTATCTGAAAGTACATATGGTTCTGTGGTTGCTCCAAGATGTGCATTGGAACGAAAATCATCTGAAATTTTATTTCTTTTTGTGGAAGCAATAACCCTTCCACCAAGTACAAGTGTCCTTACATCATAATCTAATTTTATATGTTCTTGAATTAACAAGTCTGCTTCATGTTTTCTTAATGACTGTATAACAGATACTAATGATTGTTTACTTTCAACTATTGAAACACCAATGCCTTGTGTACCAGATAGAGTTTTAATAACTACTGGGAACTTACCACCAATTCTTTTATGTGCATTTTCAATTTCTTTTTCATTTGTAACCAAAGAAGTTTTTGGTATAGGAATATTATTTCTTGAAAAAGTAATGTAAGATAAAAACTTATTATCACAAAGCAAAGATGAATTTAAATTATTTAACATGAAACAACCAGACTCTTGAAAAGCATGAATCATAGCTCTGCCTATTTCACCATACCCTCCTGTGATTGCACCCGCTCTTACAATAACAACAGTTTTCTCTGTATGTATTGTAATATCCTTTCCGGTATCTTCATAGTTCTTGATAGTTATTGTTTTGTTGTCTAAATCAAAATCAGAAATCCATGCTTTACCTATTACAACTCTTATTGCTTTCTGTTTCATTTTGATTGCCGTCTTAATCATCTGTGCGACAACAAGCTCATCATCTTCTGACTTGGAACCTGTTAAAAGAATTATGTTTATATCTTCTTGCTCTTCTTCTAACTCAGAATATCCATCATTATTAGTTTTATTTTTATCTATGATTGCTTCTCTAAATGATTTCATATTATCCCAATAATATTTTTTTCAATTGTGCTAATGTTGATACTGCATTTTTATGATGGATACCTATTCCACCTGCACCCTTCCACGCTTCAATATTTTTCATATAATCATCAATCAGAATATGTTTAGGTCCTACGAATTTTAATTTGCCTCTTCGGGTTGTGATATTAATACCCTTGGATATTTTTAAATTTTTCTTAACCCATATTTTTTTCCCTGCCACAACGCTTGGAGTAGTGGTACATTTATTTGGACAAGCAGATAAAATTTCTGTATTCAAATCTTTTAAGGTATTCCATAATTTTTTACCATCACTTAACCAAGGTAATGTACTCCAAAACTTTTTTGTACTTCCATATGCTGTGGATAAAAACGTATCAATCTCATCCTGATACGGTTCTCGGTTAATGCGTAATTCTTTCATAACACCTGCTAAAAAATCTACAAGCACACCATCCATATCAACATAGATTTTATATGATGCTTTTTCTTCTAGGTACTCTTTAAATGATTTCATCTATTTACTCTCTAGGAATTGGCAGTTTGTATATATTTATAATACTTTTTAAGTCATTATAAAATAAAGAGTTACAGCGAAAACGACCTACCGGGTCGTTTTTTTCTTGACATCTGGAGCATAATTGCTTATACTGGTATAGTATTAAGTAAATGATTATAAACAAAGGAGTTATGAGAATGAAATTAGGAAAGAAATCATTGAAAATAATAAAGGAAGCTGCTGAACGGATTGACCCACCTAGGGGAGTAGAAATTAGGTTCGTTAAGTCCCAGAAAAAGGGTTGGGTAGCAATCACCCGTGGCGACCGTGATTGGGATGCTGGAATTTCTGAGGATGAAATGATGAATAACCTGATTAATGAGGCAGAACATCGCATGGTTATGCAAGATTTCGAGGCCTCTAAGTGACTGTAAACAAAGGACTTACAAAGAAAACGACCTACCGGGTCGTTTTTTTCTTGACCTTTCCCGGAAAATATGAGATAATATGTACATGATAATGAGAAATAAGGAAAACAAAATGATTGAAATTTTAACAGACCTTTTACTTTTCAGTTTAATTGGATTATTAATCGTTTTAATGATGTGCTTATAAAGGATATATAATGAATATGTTATTGAAAAATTTATATGGTGAACTTACCAAAGAACCAAATAGCCCGGAAGCATTTATTGCTAATGTAATTTATACTGGTTATTCTAAGAATCGAAAAAAAATGTTAGAAGGTTTATATAACATTATTAATGGTGGCCCTAAACATTATTGGGCAAAATGTCATGTAACATTTGCACCATTTCAAATGAAAACGATTTTAGCAACACCTGAGAATGGTGATCGTATTAAAGAAATTGATATTAACAATCTTCCATTCTACGCATAGGAGAAATTATGTTAGATACAAGAACAGAAAAAAGTTTAGAGAATTTAAATATTTTTGATAATGAAGAATTTTATCGAAACATCATTGACAATTGTTCAATGTATATGGTTAGGCCTAGTGGCAATAAATTCTGGTTAAAAGATAATTGGGTTCTTGCAGAATGGAAAGATTGTATGCACTCGAATCCTTTTGAAACTTGGAAATGTGCCAATGCAAAACAGGCCCGTGAATTATTTATTGACGCATCTAAAAATCTAGTATTGGAGGACAAATAATGAAAGATACTTTAAATGCACTTGCAGTAACAATTCAAATTTTTTTAGTAGCCTTAGTTCTTTGTATTGGTTTAGGTAGTGGAATAATGATATGGCTTTCAAATTAAAAAAGGAGATTATATAATGGCATACTATAATGGAAACAGAACACCTAAAGCAATTAAAAAATATACTACTGTTATGAATGGAAAAGCAGTTAAGGTTGTACGTTATGATAGTTTACCAGACCCGAAGGGTCAAGTGATAAAAGGTAAACCACGAAAACCAACTTATAAACCACGTTAATATGAAAAATAAAACTAAAATTTTTAGATGGAACGAAGTTAAAAACAAAACTGAAATTATTGTAGGTACGTTCCATAGTGATAAAGTAATGAGATTTGACGGAACTAAATTTAAAATTCTCAGGAGGAAGCATGTTAAACATAATGTCTGAAATGGGTTATGTTCGTAAGTTTGTTGAGGTACATAATTTTAAACCACGCAACAAGCATAAGGGTTGGATTAGTTGGGAAGATTACAGAGGCAACATCCTGACCCTTGCTGACGTTATGGACATTGTAAATAATATGTCCTTCAAAGAATTACAGGAGCTTGCAGAAAAATGACAATCCTTGAAGGTGATACAATTAAATTACATCCGAAAACTGGAAAGGCGAAACAGGTCATCAATAGAGATGGCTGTCTTTTCAAGGTTCAATCGTTTTCGGATACGGTACTATTTGATGAGGGAAAAGATTGGATTGATTTACAGTCGATTGACAATCCTAAAAACGGGCGTTGGATTCAACGCTTTCACGATAAAAATTTTGATTGGGAGTTAATAAGATGAGTGGAAAAGCAAAAATTGTAATATCAAAAATGAATAAAACTAAAAGTGGCAGACCCATATACAGGGTTATGAAATTAATTAACACCCGGCGTCTTTCTTTATTGGAGCAAGATTATGAAGAAGATGAGATTCAAAATGTTCTAAACAGTCTGCCGTCTAGTTATGATTATCAAATTATCAATAACACTTTAACGAGGTAATTCAATGACACAAAAAAATTATGTTCTGGAAATACCCAGACCTCAATACGATAGACTCGGAGATGCTTTTCCCGAGTTTGATGAGGACTGGTTTTTGTCTTTTGATACTAAGAAAGATACTATCAAATTTTCTGTTACTGAAAGTCAAAGAAAATACTTTGCGAAGTTTGCAAAGAAAAAAGATAATCCAGAAGTCCCGAAAACATTCAGGGCAACCTATTGGATTACGCAATTATTTCTACCAAAGAATATTAATAAATACACGGTAACATAATATGAGACTGCTAATAGATAAAATTAAAAAATCAAAACACTCCAAAATGATATGGCAACTTTATATCGTATGGTGCATTGTTGCTGATGTTACTCTGTTAGCAGGTATCATATGGGGTATTATACATTTCTGGTGAAAGTATGGCTAAGAAAAAAGAAATAGGAAACAAAGAATTACAAGAAGCAGTCAATACGTTATGTGAAACAACCGAGCATAGTTTAAATGAGATTGGTTCGGTTCTTGAATACATGGCAAGAACAATCAAACATATTGGTATGCGTCTGGAAATGTTGGAGGATCATTTTTATAATGATGAACCTCCTGATGTTGAGGACGATAAAAAAACAATAAACTAAATTCGTGTTGGGGTAGTTCCCAACTAGTGTGCTACACATGATTGAAATGAGATAACCACTCATAGTAGATGCTAAGCCGGTGATGAGGCTCGGCACGGCATTGTCGTTAGCAGTATGTAGCAGGGAGGTAAGGGAAGATATTCCCCTCCGACAGGTAAGGAGCCAGGCACTCTTGAAGTGCGTAACTAAGTCCTGCGATTATACTGTTTGCCATTTATTATTAACATAGGAGTTAATTATGCACATTGAAAAGTTTGATGTTGATTTAACAATAGACGATAGAACAGCAAATAATCTTTTATTGAATACCAAAGAACTTGCTGGCTGGGTACTTGAACCAACTTACGAAGGTGATAAGTGCTTGAAGTATTTTTATGAATCAGATACCTATCCCGGAACTGCTGATATGCTAAATAAGGTATCTGGTATATTCAAAGTATCAAGTTACTACGGGACTCTCATCCTGCATGGTGAAAGCAGAAGGCGTCCTAACGGTGAACTCGAAATCAGGTTAGGAAACGAAAGCATGGTCTGCATGGCAGACTTCCGTATAGCAAAAGAAATTTCCAAGTACTTGGCAAAATGGAAACAAAATTTTATTCCGTTAAAAACTCAAGGGAACAGGATATAACATGAACTTCTTACAAAATTTTTACCACGATTTTTTATACGATTATTCACCCATGTTAAAACGGTTGAATCCAAAGTATCTTTACCAGTACCTCACTAGAGGTTTCTCTGATTTGGAACTTCATAACTTGGACAGGTCCCTGGCAAAGATTATCCATAAAAGAGTTAAAGCTTATTCTGCGATAAACTGTGATAACTACTGTGCCATGCCAGAAAGTTATAAACACTTTACCTTATGGAAACGGGACCTGAAAAAGGTGGAGTTTGCATTTGAAAAACTTGCAGATACAAGCCAGAACTGGTTGGATGCAGATAAACATTTCAAGAATATAAAAGACGAAAATGATTCGACTACTTGGGTAAAGGTAGTACAACATAGAAGGAAGTATATAGCATGTTGTCTGGATATTTTCGGAAAGAACTTTAGGAGTCTCTGGTTATGAATGATCCATTTACTGCATGGCAGAAGTTTGTAGGTTTAATTCTCGGAATGGGTAGTATCATTGGTATTCTCGGAATACTTGGTTGGTTAGCAAAACCATGAATGTTCTTTCAAAGCCTTTCCCGTAGGTCTTACCTGAAGAAATCTGAAATCTCTTTCAGTAGCTTTGTGGGTTTATTTTTGCCCAGGAAAATTTTTTTATTTTGAATCCGCAGGTAAGTCTCTGAAATTCTCTGTGAGCAAAATTATCTTTCGGGAGTAAGCAAAAATATATCCGCCGGGGGGTGTTCTTATATACTGTTGTTTCCCGTGATTAAACCGAGACTTCCCCGACCCAACCTCTCTGAGGCTCTCTGTGGTTCTCCGAGAGTTTCTTTCTTACCACTTAGATCGCCAACCCAAATTATCTCTGGCTGCTGCTTACTCGAATTTATCAGTACATTACAAAGGATCATTATGTTTCCTCTCTGAGAAATCCTCTGAAAGGTTCTGAAATTTCTCTGTGGTTCTCTGAGAGCATTGGAGACCGGCGGGCTAACTTAAATAATCATTGAGAATACTCGGTGAGGTAAGTCTGGTATCATTCTAATGCCAACACTATGGGACACTTTAAAACACTTCTCAACACACCACCCTTCTTTTCTATACCATATATACCCTTAAACACCATACAATACAAAGCAATAATACCATATCTAGTAGTGTCCATAAGAATTTATTCATTATTCATTAGCCTATTCGTGTGTTCTATAGTAAACTTATCTATCTCTCTCGTATATATATGAGTCTCTGTGATTATTATGTCCATTGGTATATCATGTTCTTTTCTCTCTAAAGATCCGTCTTTTATTACTTGGAAATCATATGCAATTGCACATTTAAAAGCATTTATGTCTTGTAAGTATCTATCATAGTATCCTTTACCTCTTCCATGTCTTGTTAGATTGTTATCAAAGACGAGTCCTGGGATGATTACTAAGTCTATATTACGTTCATTATCGTATGGATCAATGGTGGGATGATATATATCCTTTGAGGATTTCATGGCATGGTTGATGATGTATTGGGTATCCACTTCAAAATGTGTGGATTCGTAGATATGGATGGACTTGGCCTTCTGGTATTGGGGATGGTTCAGGAGGGATAGTGTGATTATTTTGGATGTATCTCTTACATGGTCTGGATTCTGGTGTATATAAAGAAGTTCTCTAATCCTCTTTTTTATCTGGTTGTACATGAGCTAATCCCTCGACAAATGACATTAGATTTCTCATTCTATCGGCAACTAATCTCAATATGGGTAGTACGGCTTTGGGTCTGTGTTCCAGTAATTTAGTATAGTTTTCTCTTGTTACAGTCCCGAGAGTACATCCAGTTTTTGCTACACAAGTAGCAGTTCTGGGTCGTTGATCTACTAATCCAATCTCTCCGAATAAGGAATTTTCCGTGAGAGTTGCGATTACTTTGTTGTTTTTAACCACATCCACTTCACCCTTCAGTATGATATATGCGTCTGTGGATTCTTCACCTTCTTTGATTATAATTTGTCCTGCTTTTTTGAATAATGTTTTCATTTCATCCTCACGTTTTGCCCATTTATCCAATTTACTTATGGGCCATATTTTATTTCCAAAAAATAGCAAATAAATGTATAATAATGCCAGGATTGGCACCATTATTTCTAATATATTGTCCATAGTATACCAGAAATTAAGGGGTGTTATAAGGTAAAAATCAG